TAGATAATACACTTGAAGATCTTGTGTTAAACATAGATAGTGATGAATTAAAGAAAAGATTATTAGAACTTGAAATTAAAACATTAATAAAATAAAGTATTTAAGGTTAACAAAATTTAGCGTCTTAGACAATCTGTTGTTTAGGACGCTAAATTTTATGGTATAATGATATAATTAAAAAAATTAATCAGGAGAAATTTAAATGATAAAACAAGCATTAATAGAAGGTTTTAATAAAAGCACATTAGGTAATAATGAGAGAAAAGGTGAAAGAATTTTAAAAAATGATTTGATTTCAGATATTAATGAATCAGTATCAGGAAATAATATAGAAATTAAAAGTAGAGTTATTTCTGAGAATCTTTTTAATGAATATTCATGTAAGATTGACATAGATAAAGCAAGTAAAGAAGTAGTGCTTTGCAGTTGCACTTGTGCTGATTTTGAAAAGAATACAGCAAGAAGAAAACAATATGCTTGCAAACATATATCAGCAACCTTCTTTAAGTTTTTAAGAGATATAGATGAAGCCCCTCAAATTTTAGATTCTTTAGGAATTATAGAAAAGAAAAAAGAATTAGTAAAAGCATCAGAGAAGTCTATACTTGATTTTTTATTAGCAGATGATAGTTATAAGGAAGAAATAAAAATAGAAGTTATTTTAAATAAAATATCATGGACAGGAAAGATATCTGCTGAATTTAAAATAGGGAAAAATGGCTTGAAGTCTAATAAATTGTATTCATTAAAAGATATTGATAGCTTTCTTGTAGCTTTATATAATAAGATTCCGATTAATTATGGAAAGGACTTTACATTTGATATAACTAAACAAAGGCTTAGTACTAAAGATAAAGAATTAATAAATTTTATAGAACTTTTAAAGGATATAGATCTATCAGGTTCATCATATAAAAGAGTGGAGCAAAAAATGGTTTCAGGAAAAAATATAAATATCCCTAAAGCTCTTTTAAGACAATTTCTTACTATAATAAAGAACCATAGAGTTTATCTTGGAACAGGTTTTTACTCAAGACAAATTGAAACAGAAATTATAGACAAAGAGATGAGAGTACCATTTAATTTAAAGGAAGTAGGGGATATGCTAAAGCTTGAAGCACCTAATGGTGTTCCTGAAGTTTTAGGGGATAGTGACAATGTTTTTATGTATGATACTGTTATTTATATTCCACCTATGGAACAGATAGAAAAGTTAATGCCATATATTGAAGCATTTAATAGAAGTAATGCAATGTTCTTTACAAAGAGTGAAGAAGAAAGAGTTTTTAAAAAGTTAATACCATCAATTCAAAAGGTATCAAAAGATATTCAGCTATCTAGAAACATTAGTGAAAAAATAATTATAGCACCAGTTAAATTTAAATTTTATTTTGATAAAGATGAAGAAATTTATTTGAAATTAATTGTTAGTTACAATAATTATGAATTTAACTATTTTGAAGATTTTAAGGAAAAAATAATATATAGAGATGCTATAAAGGAAGGTAAGGTAATTGAACTTTTAAGATCTTTAGGTTTTGAAGCTGTTAATAAAAAATTTGTGTTCTTTTAAAGTGAAGAATATATATTTAATTTCTTTAAAAAAGATATACAGCAGCTACAAAATATTGGAGAAGTATTTTATTCTGATAATTTTACAGGAATTAAGTCATTAAATTCAGCAAGCTTTAAAGCAGATGTCAGAGCGGGTAAATATGATTACTTTGACTTTAAGTTTAAAATAGCTGATTTAAGTAAAGAAGAAACTTATAATATTTTAAATGCTTTTAGAGATAATAAAAAATATTATAGATTAAAAAATGGTGAGTTTTTAGACTTAGAAGAAATTGAACTTAAAAAGTTTTTAAAGCTTTTAGATAGCCTTGAAAATGATTCTGAAATAATTGATAATACTATCTCAATACCTAAGTCAAAAGGAATATATTTAGAAGATTATCTAGAAGAAGAGGATATAAAATATGTTAAAGGAAGAAGAGGTCTTAAATCTTTAAAAAATTCTTTGAACAAGTTAAAACATAAGGAATTTCCTCTTCCAAACAATATAAATGCTGAACTTAGACAATATCAAAAAGATGGTTATGTATGGCTTAAAACACTTGATTTCTTAGGGTTTGGAGGGATTTTAGGAGATGAAATGGGACTTGGTAAAACTCTTCAAACAATTACTTTTTTAGCTTCAGTTAAAGGAAGCAAAGCCATTATAATAGCCCCAACTTCTTTAGTGTATAACTGGAAAAGTGAGTTTTTAAAATTTGCTCCAGAGATAAAGGTAGCTGTTTTAAATGGAACTCCTAGTCAAAGAGAATATATCTTTAATCATTATGAGGAATATAATGTATTACTTACTACTTATAATTTGGCAAAAAGGGATGCTAAATTTTATGAAAAAATAGAATTTGATTATTGCATTTTAGATGAAGCTCAAAATATAAAAAATGGACATTCTCAAAATGCTAAAGCATGTAAAGCTATAAAAGCTAAAAGAAAGTATGCTTTAACAGGTACACCACTTGAAAATTCTCTAATGGAACTTTGGTCTATTTTTGATTTTGTAATGCCTGGATATTTGTATGATGAAAAGAAATTTACAACAAGATATCATCGAAGACTTAATGAAGATGAAGTTATAATAAAAGAATTGACAACAATGATTAAACCTTTCATTTTAAGAAGATATAAGAAGGATGTTATAAAAGAACTTCCAGATAAGATTGAAAAGAAGTTAGTTGTTCCAATGACAGATGAGCAGACTGAAGTTTATGCAACCTTTGCAAAGTATGCTAAAGATGTTATAGAGAAAAAAGTTAAAGATGATGAATTTAAAAAGAGTAAAATAGAGATTTTATCCTTTATAACAAAACTTAGACAAATATGTTTAGATCCTTCAGTTACGATGGAAAACTATAATGGAGGAAGTGGAAAAATTGATGCTTTATTAGAACTTGTTACTCAAAGCATTGATGAAGGACATAAAATACTTATATTTTCTCAATTTACTTCTATATTACAAAATATAGCAAAGACGTTTAAAATTAATGAAATATCTTATAGCTATCTAGATGGTTCTACTTTAGGAAAAGTAAGAGGAAAATTAGTAGATGACTTTAATAATAATGATGATATAAAGGTATTTTTAATATCTTTAAAAGCAGGGGGAACAGGCCTTAACTTAACTAGTGCAGATGTTGTTATTCATTTTGATCCATGGTGGAATCCAGCAGTAGAAGAACAAGCAACAGATAGAGCTCATAGAATAGGACAAAAAAATGTTGTTGAAGTTATTAAGATGATTTCAAAAGGAACTATTGAAGAGAAAATAATTGAACTTCAAGACGAGAAGAGGAAACTTATAAATAAAGTTGTTGGTGAATCTGGAGATTTAGATGCAGACTTTAGCAACTTTACTGATGAAGATATTTTATCATTATTTCAAAAAAATACTTTATAAACTTGATTCCATTAACATAATAGGTACATACAATAATTATATAAATAAAGTTAAGTATTAATTAAAAGATAAAGGATGACGGTTTTAATTGGAAAAAATTTTTGATTTTATAACAAGGGATGCATTTGTGCTAATCCCTGTTATTTTTATATTGAATAGAATTATTAAAGGGACAGAAAAAATTAAAGAAAAATATATACCTTTAGTTATGTTATTTATTTCATTAGCTTTTTCTTTTTATATGTTAGGTTTAAATGCTAATGGATTTATTAATGGCGTTTTAGTATTAGGTGCCTCGTTCTATTTAAGTAATTGCTCTATTATAAACGACAATAAAAAATAAGTATCATAATTTATAATCTATTTTAATATATTTAATATTATTAAATTTAGGAGATAGAATGTTTATGAGTGACTTTATGAGTTATATTACTGAAAATGCAATTGTCTTGATACCAGTACTATATATTATTGGAACTATATTCAAAAATACTGAAAAGTTTCCTGATAAATATATTCCTTTAATATTGCTTCCTATCGGTATTGCTCTTTCTGTATGGATTATGGGAATGAATGTAGAGAGCGTTATACAGGGTGTTTTAGTTACAGGTGCTACAGTTTATACTAATCAGCTTGTTAAACAGCAAAAGAAAACAGAATAATAGATTAGTTTTAAGTTGACTTTGTGAATTTTTACGGAGATGTATCAAATATTTTGGATGAATGTTTTTGATACATCTCCAATTTTTGTATTTTTTAAACGTCAAAAACAAAGTCTAAACTTATATATTATTGTTGAAACAAAATAATTTCTAAAATATAATATATATTTAACAAATGAGTAAAAATGGGGAATTATATTGCAATTTGCAATTAATTCATTGGATGAAGATAATTATTTATATTTTTATATATAATAAGGATAGCCTCTAAGAGGAGAGAAATTGATAGATTAAATGATGATTTACAAGATAATAACAATAAATTAAGAAAGATAAAGCATGATTATGGAGCACAAATTTCCTATTTTTATGGTCTTTGTTTAATGGATAGATATAATGACTTGGAAAGTGCATTAAAAGATGTAATAGATAAGGGTAATTATTCTAATGATATTAACAAAAAAATTTTAATTCTGTTTTACAATTAGCTTTAGAAACAGCTATTAAGAGTGATGACATTAGAGTAACTATAGAAGAAAGAGCAGATTTAAGCAAATTAATTATTCCAGAGCTTGAGCTATTTAGAGTTTTGTCTAATATTATAAGCAATGCGGTTGAAGCTATGGAAGGACAAGGCAATCTATTTGTTAAAGCTTATCAATTATAAGAAGAAGTTATAATTTTAATACAAAATGATGGGCCTCAAATTCCAAAAGATGCATTGCTAAATATTTTTAAGACAGGTTTTACAACAAAGGATAATACAGAGAAAGGACATGGATTTGGATTAAGTATCGTAAAAGAATTAGTTGAAAAATATGATGGACAGATAAGTGTTGCAAGTTCTAAAGAGTTAACTGAATTTAGAATAGTTTTTAAATGTAATAAATAGAAAGGGGAGTGTAAAAAATGATTTGTTAAACTTAATTAACTAAAAGAAAATAGAGACAGTAAGTAGATTTGTGTAAATCCAAATTTGCCTACTGTTTTTTTGTATATTCATTTAATATATAACCTCTTTTTTTTAAAACTCTCATTTTCATAATTTTACATACTTATAATGTAAAATTATCAATTAAAAGCAAAATTGATTTTAAGCTAAAAAATGTTTTGCTATTATAACAAAATATAAAAAATCATTAAAAGATAAAAATTCAAAATATTATTTAGATAGATTTTGTTTTTACAATATAAGTAATAAAATGTAAAAATAATACATGAAGAGAACTTTCTCTCTCCTTTAAGTAAAAAATTTAAAAAAAATTAAACTTAGATAAAAGATGGTCAATATATAAATTTTAGAAATATATTGTTAATAAAGGAGGGATTTAGAGTGTTACCGATACAAAGAAAAATAAGTGCATATAATCATTCTGATGGAAACAATATTCAGTATATTGTAATTCATTATACAGGTAATAAGGGTGATACTGCTTTAAATAATGCAATTTATTTTAATCGTGGAGATAGACAATCTTCTGCACATTATTTTGTTGATGATAATTCAATATGGCAAGTAGTTGAAGATTCAAATGCGGCATGGCATGTTGGAGATGGAGCAGGGCGATATGGTATAGGCAATCACAATTCTATTGGTATAGAGCAATGTTGCATGGCGAATGGAGAAATTTCTGTTGTAACTGAAAATAATTGCGTTGAATTAACTAAATATTTAATGAAAAAGTATAATATAAATGTTGATCATGTAGTGAGACATTATGATGCTAGTAGAAAAATATGTCCTAATTGGTCCGCAAATAATTGGGCTAGATGGTGGAAATTCAAAGAAAAGTTAAGTTCAAATGAATTGGAGGGACAAGAATTGTTAGCTAATTTGAAAGAATATTTTGTAGATGACTATTATAGAGAAAATAATCCAGATGTAGTTAAAGCATATGGCACGTCTCATGAAGCTCTATATAGACATTACATTGAGTTTGGAAAGAAGGAAGGAAGAAAAC